TATCACCACCACTTTGTGAAAAGTCGTGTTTTGCTTCTAATAATTCTTTTTTAAATGAATTACAGATTGCGTTTGTTGTTATTGCCATTTTATCTCCTTAATTAAATTTATGGTGACGGTGAAGGTATTTTAATTCGAGGAACTCCACTGTCATATTCTCCTCTTCTTCGTCTACCCATTTGTTGTAGACCAAAAGCTTGTATGCTTTGATTATACCTACCTGAATACAGTTTGTATAGGTCATCTGGACCTTTAAGGTAACTAAAGCATTCTAAAAGAACTCCATATAAAAGAAGAGCTTCTTGGTGTGTAGATAAATATGATGTATTACTAGCATCAAAATGTGGTGCATCTTTAATATAATTTATCTGTACAGTGCTGGCTGCTGCAGGAGTTGGAGCCACAAGAATCACTGGACCTGTTTGAACACTGTCCTCCCAGTTTGCATAATATTTAGGAACTCCTGTAGTAGAGTCATTTGGTGAAAACTCTGATATAAAACTTGTATCTCTTTTTTCTAAAAAAGTTCTAACATTATTGCCATCTATAACTTGTACTGATCTTATGACAATAACATCTGAAGGTAAAGATACATAACGATTACCAATCGTAAAATTTGAAGTTGCGTATTTTCTTAAATCATCATAATCAACCTGACCAGCAATATTTAATTCAGTGTTTCTTATAAATTGATCTAAAATAGCATCAGTCAATACAGTATTATCAACTTCTGTGTAGTTTCTTACTTGTGTTAAAAAATTTGCATAAGTAATTGCCATTATGATATTCCTATTGTTACATTTCCAACTTCTGTAATTGCTTGTCTTCTTCTATTCTGTAATGATGGATCCGCAGGTTTCATTTCACTTGTACCTTGATTAATGAAAGCAAACATTCCAGGTAAATTTAAATCAGCCCAACCAACCATAGTACCTCCTGAATTAGCAATTGTTTGATCACCTAAAGATTTTGCTATTTGAGTAGGTTGTTGAAATCTTTGTGGTCTTACTTTTTGCAAAGCAATTGCATCTGCAGTATTTCTTTTTCTTGTAATCTGTGGATGCTTACTTTCAAATTCAGATATGTGAACAAAAGAACCATTCCATTCTGTTACCATTTCTGTATAAGGAAAAGCCATTCCACTTCTATCTGATATTGCTTGGGATCTACTTCCATTTGCGTATTTAGCCATTATGATAAATTTGGATAGTACGATGATGGAGCAACATACAATGATGTTCTCTGACCATCTTCATCCAAAGCCCTTTTTAATTCGTCTTCGTAAATAAGTTTCATAGCTTGTATTCTTTCTGGAGCTCTTTTCATAGATAAATAATAAGCTAGTCCAGCGCACATACAGGGTAAAAATCTATAAGCTACATCTGCTTGTTGATCACTGTAAGCTGTAGCGTCTTCAATTCTATTTATTGAATAGTATTTTAAAGTTGTATAAGTTGAAGCATCTGGTGCAACGTACAAACTTATTTTAGGAACTATCTGCCTGTCTACATAATATTCTGAAGGTTGTCCTGTCGCTAATTTATTTGGACGACCTGAATAAGCAGATCTATCTATTTTAGTTAATGATACGTCTTGAGTGTTTGGTCCATCTGCTGCAGAAGCTGTTGTAGATATGTATGCTTCTAAAACATCATTTACATTTGCTGGAGTAGCATAAGTTGCAGTACCTGCTGTCAAGGCTTGTTGATTTAATTCAACTTTCCAAAGATGAATGCCTCTGTTACCCCAATCAGCAAATAATAAGTTAAGAGATCTTCTAGCTGTTTTTAAATCATAACCCGCCATAGGCATCAAGCCACATCTTTCGTATCCCTCATCAATTATTTCATCGATGTTTAAATTAAATGTTGCTGTACCTGATGTTGCCATTAAAACCTCTTTTTAATTCTTATTTGTACTCTATCTTTGTTAACACTCATTCCAATACCAGTGCTAACCCCTGAATTTTTATATATCTTATCATAACTTAACTCAGGATTAAACTTAGCTTTAGAATTTCTTAATACAGTAATTAAATTATCATCCTTACTGGCTTTAGTTCCTTTTGTTTGAATTAAATTTAAAGAGAACTTCCCTTTTGGATACATATTTACATTACCACCAGTATCTCTTTTTAATATTGTTTTCACGTTTGTTGGTTTACCTCCAAAATTACCCGCTGCTCTTTTCCTTACAACCGCAGAACGCTTTTGCGAGCTTGTCATTTGGCTTGCTTTTGCAGCAGGCACGCATTTGGGGTATTTTCTTTTTGATCCACTTGCAGATTTTCTTCCACATGATTTGTAACCTCCTCCTTTTTTGGGTGATGAAATATCAACCCATTTCTCGTTAAACCATTTTTTTAAACCACCTGTTTTCATTCCAGCAGGAACACAATTAGGAACCATCTTATTTCCTTTTTTCTTCATTCCTTTTTGCTCGTAACCTTGCCAACAAGTTCCTCTTTTAGACATTAAAAAACACCTTTGAAATTTGTTCCTCTAATAGCTATTCCTCCGCCTCGCATTTTTTTAGGACCCCAATCTTTTCTCTTTACACCTGATGGATCTTTTGCTTTACCAGCACATATTTTTGAAGCATATGCATTTGCGTAGGCTGAAGGATAAACTTTAAATTTACGTTTAGCTGCTGCTTTACCTCTTGGACATAATTTTGTCATAATACTTTTCCTTTATTTGGTCCAAATTTAATTCTGTATTTATTTGTACCAGTTCCGTTAATATCGACTGAGTGTCTAAGAAATTTAAACATAGTCATCTGTTGAGTATCTTCAAATTTTTTTTGAATATACTTGATGACTTTGCTTTTATTTACTCTTTCTCTATCATTCATAACTTTTAGCGGCCGCATTAAGAGTGTTATTTCTCTTCTTTTTACGGTTGTACAACTTCTTCGATTGTATCACTTTGGGCTTGAATGTTCTAGACCTTAGACTTTTTGCGACTGGATTTGTAGATTTTACCATGTGTTTTCTCCAACACTTTTCTAAATTTGCTTTTTTCTGCTCTTCCCCAGCCTCTACCTAGACCAGGTTCTAATTGCTTTCTCATTTGACTTCTTGTAATTGCCACTATTCTACTACCTTACCATCTTTCCATTTCATATCAGCTAAACCATTCTCATAGCTCTTTCCATCATAGGTTAGAATTTGTTTTCTATTACTTCCTTTTTCATTATAACTACAATGAATCCAACCTGCAGCTGGATCATCTTTTTTATAATATTCAAGAATTAGCTGATCAAAATCACAATTATTTGCAATCCAATAAGCAACTTTTATGTTGGGCACTCCATGAACTTCGAAGTCTGCGGCCTGCCCGCGCGCGTGCTGAGAAGTCTTTTTACTGCCGATCGCTTCACACAATTCTTCACTACGATATCCGCTGGATATTGAGACTGGTAAATCAAATTTATTTCTTACGGGTTCTAAAACACAATAACATAAGTCTGTTAAACTTTTAATTTCACCTGATCCTGGGGTGTTGTCTATTCCCCTCCTTTGGGCCGTCATCGATTTGGTCATTTCTGACAAACTAAAATTTTTTGAAAGCTTCATTTTTTCTCCTCTATTTCATAAAAAAAATTATCTGTATCTTCTGTTTTCCATTTTCTAGAATCTTCTACATTCCATTCAGAAGTTTGTACCTTCCAATCTGGTATTTCATCTTTAACTGTAAACGATGGAATGTCCCAAATCAACCTGTTGTTAGGTTGTGCTGCAAAGTTACCATCATCTAAAGCAAGTATGTGTGCACACTTGTGTTCTTGTGGTATTTCTGAATGATCTGTATCTAATATATTAGACTCAGGGTGAGCAAAGTCTACAGTAAAAAGATAAGCACCTGGATGCCACTTTTTATCTTTTCCAATATACTTACCTGATTGCCCATCTAAAAAGTCCCAAGAAGTAACAGCAGGATAGTAACTAAAACAGTTCCATAAAACCAACTCATCAAGCCTACGTTTAGGAACATCATTCGGTTTAAAACCTCTTTGAATGAATGCAGATATCGGTAGACGATAGTAGACAGCTCCATTTTCCATAATACAATGAAAAAGTACGGAACGCCCCGTAATACTCGATAAACCAAATATAGCGCAGTCTTCAACTTCTCCATGATGTTTTTTAAGATCATATAAATACTCCCTTCTAATTTGTGCGTATTGCACAGGTATGTTAGCGTTTAAGTAGCTCATTATTCTAATATTAACGCTTTTATAGATCTAGATCCATCTATATTTGTCTCTAATTGTGCTTTAGATCTAATACACTTGTAAGTTATATTATCTTTTACCTGTCTGCTAGCTTCGCGCTTGTGCTTCAAACAAATGGACATTGAGTTTTGAATACGATGTTCCTTGATATCAGGTCCTATAAACATTAACAGGGCTACAATATGTTCTATCATTAATGACCGTTCCCGTTTTTTCTAACTTTATCTTTTAACTGTTCTACATCAGCCAGTGTCTTTTCTAACTGTTGTTTTAAAAATTCTATATTAACTTTGTTAGTCATATTCTGTTCTTGATTCTTAATTAATTTTTCCACATCTTCAAACACTGATTCCAACAACATAAATTGTTCTTGGTCTGTAGGTTTCTGCTCTGATTTTTTAAGTAAATCAGCCTGGAATAGTTCTCTTGATGTCTCTAGAGAGGTCAACCTAGCTGTCACTTCTGTGTATGCAAACACACCCATAGCAACCGCTACAACAATACCAACCATATTTTTAATTGGCATAGCTACTGATGTATTATCTGATATTTTCATTGTGGCATTGCCTGTTCCATTATTACGACATCTGGATTATCTTTTAGATATTGTATCTTTAAATTATCCCAATGATTTCCTTCTGGTTTTTTATGTGTCACTATTCCTGCAACTCCTAATGAATTACACATATTAAATAACTCTGCAAATTCTACAGGTGGAGGACTAATTTTTGGTATTCTTTTACACTCTTTTATGAGTTCAAGTTGGGTTTTTAATTTATCTTTCTTTCTTTGTTCAGCAATATAT